AGCGCGTGGAGGTCACCAAAAAGGACGTCTCGGAAGAAGAGATCGAAAAGCGGCTGAGAGAAAGGCTGGAGAAGCTCCTGACGCCGATGGACGGAGCACTGATCCTAGAAAAACCTGACGCGCCCGCTATAAACACAGAAGAAACTGATCTTGATGACGAGATCGGTGCGGTAGCCGAGCGTTCGGAGGGAGCGAATGCTTGAGAGTCTAGACGCGACGGCGCTTTCTTCGCTGTTAAAATCCCTACCCACGCTGCCGAAAGCAGAGAAACAGGCGCTTCTAGATGAATTAGAAGCCTTGCAGCAAAAGAAAGCCATCAAAGCGGCGCGAGACGACTTTCTTCAGTTCTGCGCACGTCTGTATCCGGACTGGAAAGAGGGTCCGCACCACAGATTTTTGAAGCCAATCCTGCACGAAGTCCGAGATGGGGCGCAAACACGCCTTACAGTCTCCATGCCCCCGCGTTTTGGTAAATCTGAGACCATCGCGTACCTGTTTGTAGCGTGGTATCTCGGGCATAACCCCCACCATCACATCATGATGGTGACGCACACCGCAGCACTTTCCGCCGATTTTGGCCGAAAAGTCCGAAATCTCATCGACAGCCCCGCGTATCAGGAGCTTTTCCCTCAGACGCAGGTCTCTAAAGACAAAAGCGCGTCGGATAACTGGACGACAACCGCCGGGGGGAAGTATTTAGCGATTGGTATCGGTGCAAACGTCGCAGGTCACGGTGCACATCTGCTGATTGCCGATGACTTGGTGTCAGAACAAGCCGTTCTTGCCAATCCGGACAGTGCGTTTGCTACCGCTTGGGAATACATGCAGGTCGGTCCCCTGCAGCGCCTGATGCCCGGGGGACGGATCGTGATGATCGGTACCCGCTGGGGTAAAAAAGACCCGATTGGTCGGGCGCTTCAGTGGGCGGTGGAGAATCCCGAGAGTATCCCTTGGAGAGAAGTGCGCTTTCCGGCGATTCTGCCATCTGGCAGAAGTCTTTGGCCTGAACAGTGGCCGGTTGAGCAATTGCAGGCGAAACGTGCGGGGATGCAGTCCCAGTTCTGGTCGGCGCAGTACATGCAGGATCCGACTTCTGAGGAAGGCGCGATACTCAAGCGCGAGTGGTGGAAGATCTGGGAGAAAGAAGATCCGCCTATGGTGGAGTTCACGCTCCAAGTCTGGGATACCGCGCACGACACCAAAACACATAACGACTACAGCGCCTGCGTGACGATGGGCGTGTTCTTTAACGAAGAGAAAAGCCGTCACGAACTGATTCTACTCAATGCTTTCAAGGCGCGGTTGGAGTTTCCGGACCTGAAAAAGAAGTGCTTGGAGCACTATAAAGAGTGGACCCCGGACTGTTTGTTGATTGAGAAGAAAGCTGCCGGTGCGCCGCTGATTCAGGAGTTGCGGCGGATGGATATGTTTGTTGAGGACTATAGCCCCTCAAGGGGCAAAGCCGGTGTTTCTAATGATAAGCGTGCACGGGTGAACTCTGTTGCCCCGCTTCTTTTCGATGGAGCGGTCTGGGCACCGGATCTGCGGTGGGCGCATGAACTGATTAATGAATGCGCCGAGTTTCCCAACGGCGAGCACGACGATTATGTAGACTGTATAACTATGGCGCTGACGCGCTTTCGTCGCGGTGGATTTATTACCCTGTCTGATGACAGCCGAGATGACCCCCCGGCTTTCCGTAGCCGTCGTGCGGCGTACTACTAGGAATAAACATGGCAACAAACATCGACAAAGCGCTCTATACCACCCCCTCTTTTATCGATCTGGAGGAACAGCAAGACGCGCCGCCTATCGAAATTGAGATCGAAAATCCCGAGTCAGTGACGATTGGGATGGATGGGCTGGAGGTCATGCTCACCCCGGAGAAAGAGACGGCAGAAGACTTCAACGCCAACTTGGCGGAGTACCTGTCCGACGGTGACCTGCAACTGCTGGCATCTGAATTGCTTGGCGACTTTGACGATGACATCTCGTCGCGTAAAGACTGGATGCAGACCTATGTCGACGGGCTTGAGCTTCTTGGGATGAAGATCGAGGAGCGGATGGAGCCGTGGCCGGGGGCGTGTGGGGTGTACCACCCGATGCTGTCTGAGGCGCTGGTGAAGTTTCAGTCCGAGACCATGATGAGTACGTTCCCGGCGAATGGGCCGGTGAAGACCAAGATTATTGGCAAAGAGACGCCAGCTAAGAAAGAATCCGCAGAACGTGTCCAAGAGGACATGAACTACCAGCTTATGGAGAAGATGGTCGAGTACCGGCCTGAGCATGAGCGCATGCTGTGGGGTCTGGGGTTGGCGGGGAATGCGTTCAAGAAGGTCTACTACGACCCCCAGATGGAGCGGCAAGTATCGATCTTCATCCCGGCAGAAGACATTGTGGTGCCGTATGGGGCGTCAAACATCGAGACTTCACCGCGTGTGACTCACGTCATGCGTAAGACCGAGAATGAACTGCGCCGCTTGCAGGTAGCTGGGTTCTATCGAGACGTGGATCTGGGCGAGCCGGTCAATACGCTTGATGAAGTCGAGAAGAAGATTGCCGAGAAGATGGGCTTTCGGGCCACAGCAGACGACCGGTTCAAGCTCCTCGAGATGCAGGTGGATCTGGATCTACCCGGGCATGAGAACGAAGACGGCATCAAACTGCCGTACATCGTCACCCTTGAGAAGAGCACGCAGACCGTCTTGGCTGTGCGTCGGAACTGGGAAGAAAACGACCGGACCTACGCCAAACGTCAGCACATCGTGCATTACGGGTACATCCCCGGCTTTGGCTTCTACTGCTTCGGTTTGATCCACCTGATCGGTGCATACGCCAAGAGCGGTACGTCTATCCTGCGGCAGCTTGTCGATGCCGGTACGTTGAGCAACCTTCCCGGCGGCTTCAAAAGCAAAGGCATGCGCGTCAAAGGCGACGATACGCCGATCTCCCCGGGGGAGTGGCGGGACGTTGATGTGCCTAGCGGGGCCATCCGAGACAACCTTCTTCCGCTTCCATATAAAGAGCCGAGCCAAGTTCTGGCCGGGCTGATGGACAAAATCATTGAGGAAGGTCGCAGGTTTGCAAATACGGCGGACCTCCAGATCAGTGATATGTCCTCGCAGGCTCCCGTGGGAACCACGCTGGCTATTCTTGAGCGTACGCTCAAGACGATGTCCGCCGTTCAGGCCCGCATCCATTACTCGATGAAGCAGGAGCTTAAGCTTCTCAAGCACATCATCGCGGCCTATACCCCCGAGGACTACAGCTACGAGCCGGATGTGGGGAGCCGACGGGCGAAAAAGTCGGACTACGATGACATCGATGTGATCCCGGTGTCTGATCCCAACGCCAGCACGATGGCGCAGAAGATTGTGCAGTATCAAGCAGTCTTTCAGCTTGCGCAGGCTTCACCGCAGCTCTACAACATGCCGCTGCTGCACAGACAGATGCTGGACGTACTGGGAATCAAGAATGCGGAAAAGCTGGTGCCAATGGATGAGGACCAGAAGCCGACGGATCCGGTCACGGAGAACCAGAATGTCCTGATGATGAAGCCGGTCAAGGCGTTCATGTACCAAGACCATCAGGCGCACATCATGGTCCACATGTCGGCCATGCAGGATCCGAAGATTCTCCAGTTGTTGCAGAACAATCCGATGGCTCCGCAGCTTCAGGCGGCGATGATGGCGCACATCAATGAGCATCTGGGCTTCGAGTACCGCAAACAGATTGAGCAGCAGTTGGGCCAAGCGCTGCCCCCGCAGAAAGATGAAGCGGGCGAGGATGTGAATATGGATCCGCGTGTCGAGGCCCAGTTGGCCCCGATGTTGGCGCAGGCTGCACAGCGACTGCTGCAACAGAACCAAGCCGAGGTTCAACAACAGCAGGCTCAGCAACAAGCGCAGGATCCGCTGGTACAGATGCAAATGCAGGAACTGCAGATCAAAGCACAGGATCAGCAGCGCAAGGCTGCTAAAGATCAAGTGGACGCCCAGCTTAAAGCTGCACAGATGCAGATTGAGCGGGAGCGGATCATGGCGCAAATGCAGTTGGACGACAAGAAACTGCAGATTGACGCTGCCAAAGCTGCTACGTCCGCTACAAACGACCGGCAACAGCTAATGTCGAAACTCAGTGTCGACGTGCTCAAGCATCTGGATAAACAACGGCAACCCAGCAAAAAAGAGGCGTAAAGGACACGTATGGACGTTTTTGAGATATTGCTCGAACAGACCGACGAAAAGGTCGCACAGCTTAAAGAACACCTGTCAGAGGGTAAAGCTTCAAGCTTCGAGGAATACAAACGGTTGTGTGGGGAGATTCGAGGTCTGCTCCTTGCGCGTGGTTACATCACAGACCTTCAACAAAAAGTGGAGTATTCGGATGAGTGAAATTTTGCTGGCTACAAACCCCAGCAGTCAGAAAGAAGCTGCGGAAGAGAAGGCTCGGCAACTCCCAACCCCGTCGGGTTATCGCATTCTGTGCGCTATCCCCGAAGTGGAGAAAGAGTATGAGAGCGGTCTGATTAAGGCCGACGATACGGTACGAATGGAAGAAACGCTGACGACGGTGCTGTTTGTCGTCGAGATGGGGCCGGATTGCTACAAAGATCCAGCTCGATTTCCGTCCGGACCGTGGTGTAAGAAAGGAGACTTTGTACTGGTTCGCCCGTATGCAGGCTCCCGGTTGGTCATTCACGGACGAGAGTTCCGGCTCATCAACGATGACTCGGTTGAAGGCGTGGTGCTCGATCCACGCGGTATTAAACGCAAGTAGAGGAAGACAAGATGCCTCAGTTTGAACAAGAAGACTTTAAGTTCCCGGACGAAGTCGAAGACAAGAAAGACGCCAAAGCGGCAGATTCTTTGGTCATTGAAGTTGAAGATGACACGCCCGAGGAAGATCGTGGTCGTACGCCGCTTCCCAAACCCCTAGTCGAAGAGCTTGAGAAAGACGAGCTTGAAGACTACGACGAGAAAATCAAAACCAAACTCAAGCAGATGCGGAAGGTTTGGCATGATGAACGTCGGGAAAAGGAAGCCGCGCTACGCGAGCAACAGGAAGCTGTAACGCTGGCACAGCGGCTCTTTGAAGAGAACAAGAAGATTCGAGGTCTTCTTGCTACCGGTGAAAAAGAGTATGTAGCGACCGCCCAGAAAGCTGCCGAGATGGAGCTGGAAGCGGCGAAAAAAGCTTTGCGGCAGGCGCACGAAGAGTTTGACGCCGATAAGATTGTTGAGGCACAGCAGGCGCTGCAGCTTGCCAACCTCAGTATGATGCAGGCGAAGAACTTTAAGCTCGCCCCTTTACAGGAAGAAGAAACTCCTGTACAAACGCAACAAACGGCACAGCCGTCTGCTCCTCGTCCTGATGACCGATTGGTAGCGTGGCAAAAGCGCAATACTTGGTTTGGGACGAATAGAGGGATGACCGCCTATGCTCTCGGACTCCACCAAGAGTTAGAGGATTCAGGCGTCGCGGTTGGGTCTGATGAATACTATTCCGAGTTGGACAAAACACTTCGGAAGCGCTTCCCAGAAGTTTTTGAGGAAGACGATCAACGCCCCGCTCAAAAATCGAGGGCAACGACTGTGGTAGCTCCGGCAACAAGGAGTACGGCTTCTAATAAGGTTAAGCTCAAGACAAGCCAGATTAACCTTGCCAAGAAGTTTGGTCTTACGCCGGAACAATATGCACGGGAAGTTATGAAACTGGAGTCCCAAAATGGCTGAAAATCGTACCCCCCGTGACATCGAAACGCGGGAATCTAAAACTCGCGTTAAACAGTGGCAACAGCCCGAGATGCTTCCCGAGCCGGACAAAATGCCGGGATTTGTGTATCGCTGGATTCGTGTTTCTACTTTGAGTGTGGCTGACCCTCGTAACATTTCCGGCAAGTTCCGGGAAGGTTGGGAAGCGGTGCCGCTCGAAGAGCAGCCCAAATTCAAGCTGTTGGCCGACCCAAATGGTCGCTTTAAGGACCATATCGAAATTGGCGGTTTGCTGCTTTGCAAGACTCCGGCTGAGCTGGTCGCACAGCGTAATGCGTACTATCAGCAGCAGGCGGATCGGCAAGCAGAAGCGGTAGATAACACGCTTATGCGCCAGAGTGACCCGAGGATGCCGCTTTTCAAAGAGCGTAAGTCCACGACCAGCTTTGGTAAAGGCGCTTAATTCAATTTAGGAGTCTGAAATGACCTATCCCACGGTTTCAAAACCGTACGGTTTTCGGCCCATCAATCTAATTGGTGGTCAGCCGTACGCTGGTAGCACCCGCATGTTCAAGATCGCCAGCGGGTACAACACCAACATCTTCTACGGCGATCCGGTCAAGATCCTTCGTGACAGCAACAGTCTGCTGCCTATTGACGGCACTGTGGTTGTTCAAGATAAATCTTGGTCTGGTTCCAGTAGCATGATGATGGGAACGACTAACAATCAACCCTACACCATTGGCGTGTTCATGGGTTGCTCGTACACGAACCCGTACACCAAGCAGAAGACGTTCTCGCAATACTACCCCGCAGGTATGGTTGCCGATGACATCCAAGCTTATGTGGTGGATGACCCCGATGCGCTGTTCAAGGTTGTGTTTGTGACCAACCAGCCAAACTACTACGATGACCCGTTCACCGCTAATGGTACGACCCCGGCGTATGCCAATCCGTACTATGTTGGCCGCAATCTTTTGGTTGCTGTCAACCCCGGCGACACCAATACCGGCAACAGCGCGTATGGGGTAACGGATGTCTACAACCCGCTGTATATCGTCCAGCAAAATGTTATGCCGGTTCGCGTTGTCGATGTGGTTCCTGAGACCGCTACTTCGGCGGGCTTTGTGGAACTGATCGTCAAGTGGAACATGCCGGGGTATCTGTATAACGGTGAATCCGGTCAAGATTGGGGCGGCGGTCACGAATATTACTGGCCCGGCTCGACCGGCAGTATCTTCCTCTAAGGAGTTCTAACAAATGGCTATTTCACGCGCACAACTACTGAAAGAACTCCTCCCGGGACTTAATGCCCTGTTTGGTCTGGAGTATTCCCGCTACGGCGAAGAGCACAAAGAGATCTACGAAACCGAGACCTCGGAACGTAGCTTTGAAGAGGAGACCAAGCTGTCGGGCTTCTCCGCTGCTCCGGTCAAGAGCGAGGGCGCTGCCATCGCTTACGACAACGCGCAAGAGGCGTGGACTGCTCGCTATAACCACGAGACGATTGCTCTCGGTTTCTCGCTGACTGAAGAGGCGATTGAGGACAACCTCTACGACTCGCTGTCGGCGCGTTACACGAAAGCTCTGGCCCGTGGTATGGCGTACACCAAGCAGGTCAAAGCGGCGGCAGTTCTGAACAACGGCTTTAACCCCTCGTATGTGGGTGGTGACGGCGTCAGCTTGTTCTCGACTGACCATCCGCTGGTGTCCGGTGGGGTCAACAGCAACACTCCTTCGACTGCTGCGGACCTGAATGAGACCTCGCTTGAGGCTGCTGTCATTCAGATCGCTGGGTGGGCGGATGAGCGTGGCCTGCTGATCGCTGCCAAGCCGAAGAAGCTTGTTGTTCCCCCGGCGCTGATGTTCGTTGCAACCCGACTGCTCGAGACGGAACTCCGTGTCGGTACGACGGACAACGACATCAACGCGCTGAAGAACAACGGCTCGATCCCCGAGGGTTACACGGTCAATCACTTCTTGACCGACACTAACGCTTGGTTCCTGACGACCGATGTGCCCAACGGCCTGAAGCACTTTGTTCGTACCCCGATGGCTACGTCGATGGACGGAGACTTCGATACGGGCAACGTGCGTTACAAGGCCCGCGAGCGTTATTCGTTCGGCTGGTCGGATCCGCTCGGCATGTACGGCTCGCCCGGCGCGGCACCGACTCCCGCTGCCTAAGCTAAGCAGTACAGGAAGGGGCTTCGGCCCCTTTCTTTTTATCTGTTCTCGTGGTAAAACTCTGCCATCCGGGGTGTTCAATCCTAGCGTATCAGACGACCCGGCGACGACATGCAGACTGATACGTGACTCGCATGTGAGGTTTCAAAATGGGTACTTCAACGGTATCCGGGCCTTTTAGGTCTCAGAACGGGTTTGAGCAACTTGTCAATGGTGAATGGGTGCCCGTAAGCGGGGGCGGCAGTCCCTTGTCTCTTACCACCACTGGCACTTCAGGTCCTGCTACCCTTGTTGGTAGCAATCTAAATATTCCAAACTACTCCACCGGCGGCGGTGGCGGCGGGGACGTAGCCGCAGAAGTTCATATAAACACCTCAAACGTATATGCCGAAAATGGAATATATTCGCCCCCTTCGCCCGGGACAATCATAACTTTGCCAGAAATTCCCTTGGGGAAGTGTGTACGACTCTGGTTTGACTTTACGTTTGGGAGTGGTTTCGCTTTCCCAACTTGGGCAATAAAACTCCCCACTATTCCCGGTACAATTTTTTCATCTTGGTATGGAAGCCTTATGGCTTCTAATATGTATGACGGCAATCTCTACCCTCTAAATACCACTTCAGGGGGCCCAAATGACACTATTTATCTGTACAGTGATAATTATGGGCATATTGATGTGTATTTCCAATCTATTTTTCCGTATGGTGCTTCGGATATAGCTCTATTTCTGGCTAATAGTAATATCTTTGAAATTACAGAACCTCCTTGGAGTCCAGCAAGCTATCCTTATTCCACCCCAGCTTAGCCTTCATGGGCATGAATTGGATTTAACATGAACAAGCCAGATAAATTAACTGAAGAACAATGGGCGGCTCTTAAAGAACTTTGGGCCAAATTTAATTCAAAACCCCAACCTAAACAACCGACTCAAGGATAAATCATGGGCACTTCAACCGTATCCGGTCCGTTCCGGTCACAAAACGGCTTCCAAGAACTTGTTAATGGTGTCTGGACTCCCGTCGGGGGTGGCGGTGGCGGGGGTGGAAGCATTGCCACAGTTGTTCCGGTGACGCTTGGTTCTTACCAGCCGGTAGTAATTACCAAACCTGAATTGGGCACGGTGCTGCAATTTGTTGGCCCGTATGTGAGTAGAAATGCGCCTGACACAGGTACTGAATTTCAACTTGCTCCTACCTCAGGGTATGCTGGGCTGCTTGTCGTGGGAATTTCTTCAACGGAAGCGTTTGGCGTAGAAAGAATTAGCTCTTTTCCTACGATAGGAACTGGCGTATGGCAAAAAAACCAAGCTGGTTGGCTTGCTTGGAGTTTAAACTTGACGTATATGGGCGATTATGAAAATACGCCTACTTCTATATACGCAGCGTTTTGGGCTAACTACACCGCGTACAACCCTTGATTGGTAACCTATGATCCCGAAACAGATCCATCAGACGTTCTTCAAACGCTCGGGGTTACACCCGAAAATTGAAGACAACATCGCCTCGCTTGTAGTTAAGAATCCGGGGTGGACACACAACTTCTATACCGACGATGACTGCGTGGAGTTCATCAAGCAGCATTACGGTCAGGAGATGTTGGACACGTACAACCTTATTAATTCTAGCTACGGCGCGGCAAGATCGGATCTGTTTCGGTATCTGCTGATCTACGCAGTGGGCGGCGTATATCTGGACATCAAGAGTTCAGTCTCTGTGCCGCTAAACAAGCTCACTGGAAACAGTGAGTACATCCTTGCGCACTGGGAAGATGTGCCTAAAGGCATGTTTGACGGGGATGCCCCGGAGCATGGTGAGTTCCAGCAGTGGCACGTGATTGCAGCCGCTAAGCATCCGTTCCTAGAGGCAGTCATTGAGCGTGTGGTGCGTAATATCCACGACCCGGCAAACCGTGAACTCAGCGGGAAGCTAGGCGTGATCCGGCTCACCGGCCCCGTGCCGTACACGCGGGCAATCATGCCGATCCTGCACAAGCACCCGTACACCCGGTACCGCACAGACAACGACGCTGGGCTGGTATATACAGTGTTGCCCGGTAACGATGGGCACATGTTCTTGTACAACAACAAAGATAAGCTACATTATTCTCGGCTTTCGCATCCCGTCGTTGGGGATGCTGTACCAGTACGCAAGAAAAACCTAATCGTAGACACTGCTTATGCAATTTACGAAAAGGCGTTGAAGCGCAAACAGGAAGCCGTCAATGCGTGAGCAGTTTGCGCACATGATGGTAGAGATATTTGATTTTCTATGGAAGTACCCGCGCGTTCAAGATCATCACAGGAAAAACAAGTTTGATAAAGATTGGCGCAATCATCCTCGGATCGATGTCCACGAAACAGTAGATTGCGACGGTGAGGCGGTGCTGAATGTAGCGTCGGGCAGTATTACGATGGGTGAGTATAGCTTTCTTGGGCAGCGGTGTATGTTAATCGCAGGTACACATGACATCACCAAGAAAGGTAAGCTGCGCAAAGATGGTGTTCTAGAAACGGGTTACGACATCACAATTGGTAAAGGCGTGTTCATCGGGGCGGGGGCAATAGTTTTAGGTCCGTGTACGATTGGCGATCACGCAGTAATTGGAGCTGGGTCTGTTGTACCGGCGGGTGAGTACGAAGGCGGATGTATATACGCTGGCAACCCAGCGGTATTTAAGAAACGAATTACCTTCACGGAGTAATCATGGGCACTTCAACGGTATCCGGCCCATTTAGGTCACAAAACGGCTTCCAAGAACTTGTTAATGGCGAATGGGTGCCCGTCGGAGGTGGTGGCGGTGGTGGGGTATCCGCAATAACCGCAGGTTCGGGTATTGCTGTTGATCAATCCACTGGTAATGTGACCGTTTCCAACACTGGCGTTACCTCACTAACCACTAGTTCTGGTCTAAGCACAAACACATCCGCAACCGGGGCGGTATCTATTACCAACACTGGCGTTACCTCACTAACCACTAGTTCTGGTCTAAGCACAAACACATCCGCAACCGGGGCGGTATCTATTACCAACACTGGCGTTACCTCACTAACCACTAGTTCTGGTCTAAGCACAAACACATCCGCAACCGGGGCGGTATCTATTACCAATACAGGTGTTACCGGAATTACAACCAACACCGGGTTAAGCACCAATACTTCGGCGACAGGGTTGGTAACAATTACCAATACCGGCGTCAGATCTATCACTACAAGTTCTGGATTAAGCGCTAACACAAATGCAACTGGCGCGGTATCTGTGACCAATACAGGTGTTACATCCGCTGTTGCAGGAACCGGAATTTCTGTTTCTTCTGGCACCGGCGCTGTTACTATCGGTAATACAGGTGTTACGTCTGTTATTGCCGGGTCGGGTATTTCGGTTTCTGGAGCAACTGGAGCGGTAACAATTTCTGCTAGTGGCGGTAGTCAAACGGTTGTTATTCCGCGAACTTCCACAAACAACACCTATTATTTTGATGTTCCTACTCAGATCGGGCAAACGTGGAATTTTGCGTTGGCGTACCCTAACGGTACGTATGGCGGGTTAACTACTATTGCTCCAAACGGGTTTACCTCAGGGGCATCCGGTTATACCTTCATGGGCACAATGCCAAGATATGACGGTGTCAACTCAACTTTTATTAACGCGCAAATGTTTGGTATTACTAACACGAGCATTTATGTTATGGGCTCATACTTTGCGCAGGGAACTGGCCTTTTTACGTATGTGCAGATAGCTAGAGTAACTTATGTGGGTAAATCCTCTGCAAGTATAGGGGGCATACCTGCTAATTACGATGTGTATCAGATTGACGGTTATCAAATTACGGGGTAAATCATGGGT